CACCAGCTCCTGAAGAGTTATCAGGTGTTACTTTGAAAGTGGAATACATCTCAATGATGGCACAAGCTCAGAAAGCAGTTGGTACTGGAGCAATTGAAAGGCTGGCAGGCTTTGTCGGCAACATGGCAGCAGTTAAACCTGACGTGCTAGACAAGTTTGATGCTGACCAAACTGTTGATGAGTACGCTGAAATGCTTGGCGTTCCTCCTAAGATTGTAGTATCTGATGACATCGTGCAGCAGACAAGACAAGCGAGAGCAGAGCAGCAGCAGCAAATGCAGCAGATGGAACAAGCAGCACAAGGCGCCCAGGCAGCTAAGGTTCTTGCTGATGCAGACACAGGTGGTCAGAATGCACTAACCGATGTTATTGGAGGCTTACAGTAATGGTTGTTTCAATTGATGATGCTAGGCACGCCATATGGAATCTTCAGACTAAGGACGTAGATGAAGAAGAGTTTATTCATCATCATTCAATGATCATTACTTTAGATTTCTTAGAGGATTGTGGCTTTGATAATCTTTCTTTGGAAGAGAGTCAACAAGCAAACAAAGGGTAACTTGCACAAAGTGTGAGATAGTGCAGATATGAAAAAGGAATTTAATGCGTCAGACGAGAAAAGCGTCAAGAACGCCGAGCAAAAGAACAAAAATATTCGCGATACAGAACTCGCAGACATCCGTTTACTCATGCAAAAGCAATGGGGTAGACGCTTGATTTGGAGGCTCCTGGAACAAACAGGAATGTACCGCACCAGTTTCACAGGGAATAGTACGACTTTTTTTAACGAAGGCGCTAGGAATATTGGCCTATGGCTTGTGGATGAAGTGTTGTTATCGGATACAGATATGTATTTGTTAATGATAAAAGAAAACAATAAACAAGGAGCTAAAGATGTCTGAAGATACAGAAACTTTGCTTACAGCCAACACCGAAGAGGATGGTAATGTACAGCAGACAGATAGCTCACCTGAGACAATTGAGGCAGTTACATCGCCAACAGAGTCCGAGGCGAGTGATGCTGTTAACAATGAAGAAGGTGAAAACAAATCCGAGTCTGAAGTAGCAAGCGCTCCTGAAGAATACGGAACATTTGAATTGCCTGATAATTTTGATATGAACGAAGAAACCCTTGGGGAATATCACACCTTTGCGAAAGAGAATAACTTAACACAAGAACAAGCTCAACGTGGTGTGGACATGGTGGCGCAAATGAAACAAGCCGAAATGACTCAATGGGTAGAACAGCAGAAGTCCTGGGTGGACGATGCGAAGAGTGATGCTGAATATGGTGGCGATAAGTTTGAACAAAACATTGCCGTAGCTGTGAAGGCTCGTGATTCGTTTGGAACATCCGAGTTTAATGAAATGCTTGATACCTCAGGATTGGGTAACCATCCCGAAATGATACGATTCTTGAATCGTGTTGGTAAGGCAATAAGCGAGGATAGTGTTGTCGTTGGAGGTACTTCAACTACTGGCAACCAAACTCGTGAAGCTGTCCTTTATCCATCAATGCAAAACTAATAATAATAATAAACAGGAGCTATAATGGCAACATTATCAACTACAAACCCTACTTTAGCTGACGTAGCAAAGAGGTATGATGCAGATGGTAAGATTGATACTATCGTAGAGATGTTAGCTGAGACTAATGAAGTCTTAGAAGATATGACATTCCTCGAAGGAAATCTTCCTACTGGTCATAGAACAACAATCCGTTCAGGACTACCAAGTTCAACTTGGCGTAAACTGAACTATGGTGTCCAACCATCAAAGAGTACAACTGTTCAGGTGACTGATACGACTGGTATGCTTGAGGCTTATGCTGAAGTAGATAAGTCATTAGCTGACTTAAATGGTAACACAGGTGCGTTCCGTCTTTCAGAAGACAGAGCATTTTTAGAGTCAATGAACCAAACAATGGCAAACACATTGTTCTATGGTGATACTGGTACTGACCCTGAGAAGTTTATGGGCTTATCGGCTCGTTACAACTCAACAAGTGCTGAATCAGGTGATAACATTTTACTTGGTGGCGGTTCAGGTTCTGATAACACATCAGTATGGTTAGTATGCTGGGGGCCTAATTCGCTTCATGGTATCTATCCTAAAGGTTCACAAGCTGGACTTAACCATCACGACCTAGGCGAAGTTACTTTGGAAGATGCTGCAAACGGCAAATACCAGGGTTACAGAACTCACTACAAGTGGGACGTAGGAATGACAGTTAGAGATTGGCGTTATGCTGTTCGTATCCCGAACATCGACATCTCTGCACTAACTAAAGATGCTTCAGGAGCTTCAGCTAACTTAGTTGATCTAATGGTTCAAGCAATCGAGTTACTTCCTAATACAAACCTAGGACGATGCGTATTCTACGGAAACCGCACTATCTCATCTATCCTTAGACGTCAAATTACTAACACTAGTAATGTCCGTCTATCTATGGACGAAGTAGCAGGCAAGCGTGTAATGAGTTTTGACGGTATTCCGTTTAGACGTAATGACGCTCTATTAAAAACTGAAGCACTAGTTTCTTAAGGAGGATTTATGCTTATTGATTACAACCTACAAATGTCTAATGCTCAGTCTGTAACGGCTGATGCTGCCTCGACTAATATTATCGACCTTGGTTCTGACCGAGACATTGGCCCAGGTGAAGACATGAAAATCGTTGTTTCTTTTGACGTTGCTATGGGTGGGTCTAGTCCTACTCTAGCAGTACAAGTTCAGACAGATGATAACGCAGGGTTCAGTTCTGCAAGCACAATAGCGACTTCTCGTACTATTGCAGCAGCAGCAATTGGACACACATTAGTAATGGGCATGCCTGATACTAATGAGCGTTACTTACGTCTTAATTACGATGTTGGTGGGTCTAGCCCAACAATGACTGTTAGCGCAGCAATTGTTAAGGACGCACAGCAGTACCAGTCTTATCCTAATGCTGCGAATGCGTAATATTTAGGTAGGAACTCTAAGGGCGGTAGGTCTTTTAAACTTTTCAACCTACTGCTCCTTAGTTTTAATTATGAACTAAGGAATCTCAATGGCAAGTGAAGTCGATATATGTAATTTAGCACTCTCTCATATTGGAGCAAGCGCTACCATTTCAAGTTTAACAGAGGCCTCAGAAGAAGCCTTTCATTGTAACTTACTTTATGCTGATGCTCGTGACGGCATATTACGCTCATTCCCTTGGGGATTTGCAACACGTCACCTAGCACTTTCTGATGTTGGAACGCCACCAGGTAATTGGGCTTATCGCTACAGTTATCCAAACGACTGTTTGTTTGCAAGGGAAATACTTCAAACAAATGAAGTTGCTGGTAGTAACAACCCTATTGAGTACGAGATTGCACTAAGCGATACTCTAGACTCTAAGGTCATATTAACCAACCAGGAAAAAGCAACCCTAATTTATACCGCACAGGTAACGAACACTCTTGTGTTTGAGCCTATGTTTATTATTGCTCTAGCTTGGAAGATGGCAAGTGAAATTGCTATCCCAATTACAAGAGACGAAAAGAGCATGAACAATGCGTATCAGATGTATCTATCTACGCTAAGTGAGGCCAAGACATATAACGCTAACGAGTCTCATCTTGATAAAAGAAATGCTGAGGCAAGTTGGATAACAGGACGTAGTTAATGCCTGTATCTACGATGCAGCCTTCATTCTCAGGTGGTGAGTTAGCGCCATCACTCCACGCTCGTGTTGACCTGGCTAAATACGCAACAGGTTTAAAGACGTGTCGAAACTTCTTAGTCCAGGCGCATGGCGGTGTTGCCAATAGAGCAGGCACTAAGTTTGTTGCTGAGTCAGCAAATATGGGTAAAGCATCAAGGCTTATTCCATTTGAATTTAATACCACTCAAACCTATGTACTAGAATTTAATCATCTTGTTATGAGAGTGTTTAAAGATGGCGGTCAAGTCGCTTTACCAGCAAACCCTCACGCGTGGCAAGGAGGACAGGCTTACGACATTACGCAAACCGATCCTTCAAATGGAACATATCCTTGGGTTAGACACGCTGGCGCAAACTATGTTTTAAAGAAAGTATCGCTGGCATCAGGCCAAGCTAACCCTCAAGTTGATCAAAACAATGGCGCTCCAAATTGGCATCCTTTGAAGCATTACAGTACAGGAAATTCCAATCTTCTTATAGAAATTGTTACGCCGTATACTGAAGCACAGCTTAAAGATATAAACTTTACTCAGTCTGCTGATGTTATGACGATTGTTCATCCATCACACCCAGTTCAAGAGCTTAAACGCTATTCGCATAACAATTGGTTTTTAAACGCTATTTCATTTGGCACAGCAATGACTGCTCCAGCTAACGTAGCGGTAACTAGGCAGGAGTATGACTCTGACAAAACAGAGACCACGTATTCGTATGTTGTAACCTCGGTTAAAACAGAGACAGGTGATGAGTCCGTTGCTTCAAGCGCAGCCTCCGTTGCTAATAACAATCTCAGTAATACAGTAACCAATACAATTACTTGGAACGCAGTAACAGGTGCCGATAGTTATAACGTCTATAAATCACGCGGTGGTATCTACGGCTTTGTTGGAAGGGCAACCGCAGCCACCTTTAAAGATGACAACATTGAGTCTGACTCTAACGACTCACCCGCAATAGCACGAACTTTATTTAATACAACAAACGAGTACCCAGCAACAGTAAACTACTACCAGCAGCGCTTAGTCTTTGGTCAAACCAACAATGACCCACAAAAGATTTATATGTCTCAGACTGGTAACTACCATAACTTTAATATCTCAGAGCCTTTACGAGATAGTGACGCGGTAACCTTTACTATTGCAGCGTCCCAGGTTAATGAGATACGACATTTAGTACCTTTAAGTGATTTAATTATTCTTACTTCAGGTGGTGAGTGGTTAATGACTTCGCAAGACGGCGTGGTTTCACCATCATCCGTTCAGGTAAAGCCACAAGGTTATCGTGGCTCCGCAATAGCCCCGCCAATTGTTATTGGTAACACTATTATTCATTTGCAGTCAAAAGGCGGAATCATTCGTGACCTGGCGTTTGCACTTGAGTCCGATTCTTATACTGGTAACGACTTAACTGTCCTAGCAAATCATTTGTTCGCAGGCAAAACAGTAAAAGAATGGGCCTACGCTCAGGCGCCTCACTCTATTGTTTGGGCAGTATTAAGTGATGGAACCTTGGCGGCCCTAACCTACATGAGAGAACATGAAGTATGGGGTTGGTCAAGGCACGATACTGACGGCACTTTTGAGTCTGTTTGCACAATTGCTGAAGGTGACGAAGACGCTACCTATTTTGTTGTTAACCGCACAATTGGAGGCGCTACTAAGAGATACATAGAACGCCTTAATACAAGAGTATTTGCCACAGTAGCAGACGCTTTCTTTGTTGATAGTGGTTTGTCTTATGACGGCACTAATACTTCTGCAACAACGCTAACGCTTTCGTCAACTGGTTCTACCTGGAAGCACTCAGAAACTTTTACGCTAACAGCTAACGCGTCTACTTTTGTTTCAGGTGACCCAGGCAATACCTTTACGTTGACCATAGGCACAGATACATTAGTGTGTACTGTCCAGGCGTACACAAGTGCAACAGTTGTAACTGTAAAAGCAGGACGTGATGTTCCCGCAGCATTTAGAGCAGCAGCAACTGCGATATGGTCAAAAGGTGTTGATGGTATTTCAGGAATGGGACATCTTGAAGGTAAGACTATATCCATCTTAGCTGACGGCAACGTAGAAGCTCAGAAAGTAGTTTCATCAGGCGCCATAACCATTTCACATCCAGCCAGCAAAATACACCTGGGCCTACCAATCCAATCCGATATACAAACGCTTAACCTGGAGCTTGGGCTGCCAACGCAGCAGGGTAAGAAGAAGAGTATTGCTTCAGTTACCTTACGCGTTGAAGAGTCAAGAGGCGGCAAGATTGGTTATGACAAAGACC